GGTTGCGACCGCTCGGGCTGTTGAGCTTGTTGGCCCGTTCGCTCTTGCGGCCGTTCATCTACTGACGAATATACCACGTCTTGGGGTTTGCTCAACGGAGGTTCGGGAGGTACGCTAGCGCGCTCGCTTGTCTCTTCCATTGGCGGGGTATCAATCTGAGCAAGCTTCGCTAGGGTTTCGCGGGAAAAGACATAGCGTTTCTGCTCTAGCCCAATCATGATCCGATCGAGCGTCTCCGGAAGAATCAGCCGAGGGCCGCCTGCATACACCCGCATCCCATCGCCTAGCGCGTCGAATACGTCCCGGACCATATCGGCGCTGACCTCCATGCGATAGTGCTGCGACAAGTAGCGAGCCGCTTCAGGTGGTGCGGTCGGGAAGGCGATGTAGCCGCTCATGCGTGATGTTCTCCAGAACGCCATTGTTGCTTACGCGAAAGAATATCATTCCACGCGAACCAGTCGATGCCGCAGCCCGGCGGCTTCGTGGAATCCTTGACGCCTTGGACTAGCGGCAATCCTCGCCCCTTGCGTTGATCTTTCCAGTACACGTAGTCAACGCAGGTAATCGTGCTGATTCCACTGGGGTCGATCTTCAGCCGGATCCCAGCGTAGTCGTTCTGGAAGACGAACCACCCGTCGTCTGTTTTCTCGATGCACCTAAGCGCTCGTCCGGTGTCGATCTGATGAACATCAATCCGGCCGTCGGACTTCCGCCACTTGACAGTCAGAC